GTTCCTGTCGCCCGTGTTCCTGTCGCCCGTGTTACACAATCCCGTACAGTTTTTTCCTTCATTCACGACGGTAAGAAGCTCTGACCATGCAATTTCTTTAATAATTAAAATATCGCTTGCACATGATTTTCCCTCTTCATCAGATATAATTTCCCCAGATAATTCAACTTCACACACATGATTTGATGAATCAAAATCATAATAATTAAAGCAGTTTGCGGCTTTTTCACATGCGTGAAAACCGTTTGAACACAGTTCTATTTTTCCATCGCAATGATAAGATTTTCCTATCTCATACTTAAAACCGTGACAGGTCCAGTCAGGATTCATAACTTTATACGCTTTCATATAATCACCTCTTGTATTACATTATAACATTACAATGCACTTTGTCAAGTCATTATTGCAAATGTCTGTGATGTGGTGTACATTTTAGTCATGTCAAGAAGAAAACACGCAAGAACTCAATTAAATAATTCCCTTTCGGACGTAGCTGCATCCCTCGCCATAGACCCAACATCAATGAATTTTGCAACAGGCGGAAGTACACTTTCCAGTTACGGGACTGTTGCATATTCGCAGAATTACAGCCTTTTAACTCTGAATAGAATTATACTCACATATATGTACGCAAATCTCGGATTGTTTCAGACAGCTATACAGCTGCCTATACAGGATGGACTTGCAAAGGGAATAAAAATAGAATCAGGACAGTTACAGCCGGAAGATGTCGACGAAATACTTGACTGGTTCGAGCAGAATGATGTATGGAAACACCTAGAAGATTTCTGGTCATGGGTACGCCTGTACGGGGGCGCGGCAATCATAATCAACTGCGATCAGGATCCGGAAAAACCGATAAATAAACGCCGACTTATAAAAGCCCCGATTGAATTTTATGACGTCGACCGCTGGCAGTTGTCAATAACAGGAGCAGAGCAGCCGGACTATCTCACATACGACGATATGACGGACTCGGATATTTTTTACCTGAACGGACAGAAACTTGACAGATCACACCTTATTATCGGTTCCGGCAAGCGCGCGCCGTCATATATCCGCCGTCAATTGCGCGGCTGGGGAATGAGTGAAGGCGAACGGATGATCCGCGACCTGAACAATTATCTCAAAACTGATGATGTGTTATACGAAATCCTCGACGAATCAAAAATTGACATTTACCACATAAGGGATTTAGCAAACAGGATGCTCACACGCGGCGGGTCCGATGCCATTACAAAACGGATTCAGCTTGCGAATCAGATGAAAAATTATGTCAATGCGCTTGTTCTTGATTCTGATGAACAGTTTGAATCACGGAGTATGACCTTTACGGGACTTGCAGATGTGAAGCGGGAGAACCGTATAGGCGTTGCGTCCGCTCTCCGTATGCCAATGACAAAACTCTTCGGACTTTCTGCTTCTGGTTTTTCTACAGGTGAAAGTGACCTCGACAATTACAATCAGATGGTCGAGTCCGAAATACAGCTCAAAATGAAACCTGCTATCAGGCAGTGCATAGAAATTGCCTGTTACAATTTGTGGGGATACTGCCCTGAATTCAGATTCTCATTCCCAAAGCTGAAAGAAACACCGGAGCTTGAAGCGGCACAGATAAAAGAATCACGGGGTAATTTCCTTGAATCTTTGTATGATAGAGGTATGTTTTTTGCTAAAGACATAGCAGACGAAATGGCAAAAGAGGAAGTTATCAGTTCGGAGCTTGCGAAAAAGGTTATTGAAAATCCTGTGCCGCCGAATGGGGCAGAATCCGTAATGCCTGTGCAGCAGGATAACGGGCTGAATAAAATACAGGTGATGAAAAACGGCATAAAAGATATGGTCACTAACGCAATGGCAAAGGTTAAGGGATAATTTTTACATGCAGGAAAATAAACCAGAATATTACAATCCAGTATACAAAAAAATGCTTGATTTCTTTTATCAGCAGTTTTATGCACCGATTGTGCAGTCCGTAGACAAAAAAGACGTAAAATTAAATTCTCTGTCGTCATATTCTCACCTGATTGCAGCAATTCGAGAGGGGAAAGTACAATACAAAGATGGCGTTTTTTCCGGTAAGTTCAACGCGCGTATTTCACGGGAACTTTCTCTTTTCGCAAAATACGACAAGAGATCCGGGGAGTGGAAAGGACGCGCCGGATCAGATATTTATTCCGCTGCAATGTATGCGGAGGACAAAAAGAAACAAATTATGGCGCGCATGAATCGGGCTATTGACGAATGCGAAAACAACATCGACCGGAATATAAAAGATTTGTCTTTGGGTGATGATTTACCGTTACGGATTATGCAGGACGACATAAAAAAGGACTTGTACAAAATTGGTGTTATGCCTGAAATATCCGAAGGGACACAGAAAAGGCTAAGACAGGATTACACGGAAAACCAGCAGTTAAATATCAGAAATTGGGAAGATGAACAAATCAAAAGATTACGCGATATGGTTCAGGAATACCAGACTACAGGCACGGATGAATCACTTATTGACATGATCCAGCGCGAATATAACATAACCGCAAATAAGGCGCAATTTCTCGCGCGGCAGGAAACAGGACTGTTTTTCAGCAAATTGTCGATGGATAGGGCATCTGAAGCCGGAGTGCGTCATTACAGGTGGAGCACCAGCCATGACGAAAAAGTAAGGGCGACACACAAACATCTTGACGGCCAGATAATCAGTTTTGATTCCCCTCCTGTTGTTGACCTGCGCACCGGACGCAGAGCACATGCAGGAGAAGATTATAACTGCAGGTGCCAGAAAATATGGATACTGGAATAAATTAGTGAGCCTCTCTTGGCTTGAAATCTTTACAGATCTGCCTATCATAAGGTACACGGACAACATCTCCACTGTTTACCCCACAAAAAGAATGATACTGTTTTTTGTAAAAGCCATCATTTGATATATCTGTATAATTATTGTTATATAGACAATCCCTACATTTTAATAAATTATCGCTCATTTTGTTACCTCAAGTAATTCAGGATTATCATGAATATTTCCGATAATTTCAATATTGTTACCGAATTCATTGATATAAATATTTCCTCTGTCTTTATTTGATAAAACGAAACTTGCATCTTTGAAATTCACAATAAACTTAAAATCATAATCTATATCTTTGCCAACTAAATCACCGAAAATGCAATCAATATAAGGTACACACGCAATATCTCCTTCATAAATCTCTTTTCCGTTTTTGTCATGTGACTCTGTGTATTGTCCGACTGTTTCCGGAACAACTTCGACTGGATAACAATTATACGGAGATTTAATTCCGACAGGCACACTTTTATTTTCTGCTGTAAATGCCATATGTATTAAATCGTCATAAATCCATTCTCCTGTTTCTACCGATTTACCTCTAAACTTAATTTCTCTCATTCTTTCCCCCAAATAATAGAATTTCCTATTGTAAAACCGGATGGCTTAAAATGATAGATAGATTTTTGCCTGTCTACGCAATCAAAGTCACTGCCTGTGATGTCTGCATAATCCCGCGCCATTGATATAAGCGTCGACGGATAAGTGTTTTTCCCTGTGACAGAGGAAACCATATCAAATAACTGCCAGCCGGAAATATTCCGTTCCGGCAGAGTATCCATTATTTTATACAGCGTCCCTGTTATAGTCATACCGTTTTACCTCTTTTCCGGATAATACAGCATAATCAATTTCTTTCGCGCATCCTATCGAATTTGAAAATCCCGGAAGCAGGAACACTTTTTTGCTTGCGTCAATCATCGCGCATGTTATCGGCATGTAATAATCGTGTGGCATTCCTTCGGGGAGCAAGGCTGGATTGAGTACTATGTACCCCATAGATTCGAGCCGTTCCTGTGCGGAATTGAATTTCTCACGATAATCTTCAACGCCTGTTATCGGGCCGCAGATAAAAACAATTTCCTTTCCGTTTCCTTCGTAAGTAACCATACTTTCACCTCGCGTTAATTATTCTCCGTGCATAGGCGCATGATTTATCATTCCGGTGACTGCCGCAGTTGTAAAAAATAAGTGCTTCGTACCAGCTTCCTTTCCATTTGTGCAGCCATGACAGATACCGGAGAGCAACAGTTGCGTTATCGTATGCATTATCTATGTTAAATTCCTGCTTGGGTTTATCCCAGAATTTATCAAGCAGCCAGTTCAGATTTTCCGGGTTTTCATAAATCTGGAACAACCCCCGACTGCAATATCCGTTTATCTCCCGGCTTTTTGCATCTTCTTTTCCGCCGGATTCTTCCTGCATAAGTGCACGGACAACAGACCGGGGGACACCTGATTTATCACCGATTTGATAGATTTTAGTCATGTCATAAGCATAACACGCACTGCAGAGGAAAAGAACAAAAGATACCCAGAATAACTTTTTTCTCATAAATACACCGCCAATAATAGAATTACAATCATTATACCACATCCGATAAAAAACTGCTTATTTGTCATACATGCCCCTTTGATATAAAAGTAATAACCCAACACCAGCTATCAAGAAATTCGTTTTCGTCCTTATCCCTGTCACCGTATTTGTCTACCATGTATCCCCAAAAGCGAGAACGTGCTTTGCATCCATTTTGAACAAAGCCTTCTGCAAGAGCTTCTTCTTCTGTTATATCTTTTATTTTCTGGACACTGATACTGGTAACGTCAAGCCAGATGCGCGCATACTTTTCTGGCATATGAATAGACGGATTCCATTTCATAATTCCACCGTCATCAATCCACAATTTATTTTCATTTCCTGCAAAATAAACAGGTTTCCAAGAATCAGTTTTTCTATCATATGATTCCTGCCACGTTTCACGCACGTATATTTTATCCTCTATACTAACAGGAGGTTTCGCATAAATTGCGCGCTGATGATTCCATACATCATCTTCAGTCGGGACGATTGCGGCACTTCCGATTTCTTTTTTACAGGTCGAATCAGTAATCCAGCCAGCCCATTTATAACCAGATGCAGGAAACTTTTTTATCAGCCGTCTTGTTTGAGTTTTTCTACCGTCGATAATTGCACGTACCATGTCCGTGCTGAATAACATTCCTACTTCTTTCATTTTTACCTCTCAATAAAAATCGCTGTCACATTTTTCGGGATCCACACTGTTCGTCCCGCTGTATCCGCAACGTTTCTGCCACCCGAACCGATGATGATAACAATCGATACACAGATGCTCTTCTTTTCGCGTACCAGCAATCAAAGACGAGACAATCAGCCCATTGTCAATCATTTCTTTTCCACAATCAGAACATTTTATGCTCACGGCGGTATTCGTGTTATTCATTTTTATCCCCTGTGTTTGGCATAACAAGAATTATCCAATCGTGACTTTCGCAATCTGACACACTGCTTTTAGGTATACCGAAAGACAATTCACCAAGCCAAAACGTTCCACTAAGTATAGGCTTTTCTTTATATAAAA